CTCGGATTTGGGGCTTTTTCGTTCGAGGGAAGCCCTCAACAGATCCCAAGCGTCCAACCCTAATACTGGTTCCCGACGCCACTTGGATGAAGGTCCAGCCCCGAACACATGAAGGCTGGAAGAAATCAGTGCGAGATTCACCGACGCGGCAGCAATGCCAATCGTCCCTACCCACAGCCTTGGCGTAGTCGGTGAGTGTGATGGCCTCGGTGCGGAAGCATACGTTGAACAGATCACTCCTCTCAGCCGGTCTGCGAGGAGTGTAGCCGTCGATAGCTTCGCACCATTGAACCTACCTTTGCCGACATAGCCCAAGCCACCGACCATCAGCAAAGCGGCCTAGCCGCAGCCTGCCCCGAGGGGCTGGACCTAAAGGCGGGGATTACGCAAATGGGACTACCGAGAAATCACAATCCCCGCATCAGCTAGTCAGCTTTTTTTTTAGCTCAAGCAGGTCTAACAGAAGCGTTGTCATCTGATCGCGGAGGACCAGCCTGTCATCCTCGCACCGCTTGCTAGCCTCCTCCAAGGCGTTGATACGCTTCTCGTATTGGTCGGACAATTTGAGCGCGAGGTAGCGGACTGATAGCATCAGGACGCCGCCGAAGCCGAATACTTGGATTAAGCTGGTGGTGATTTCGTCTCCCATTTTTATGCGTAGTGGAATGTTTCGGCGTTGAGTCTCAACGCGTGGGCGGCGGCGAGGATTAAAAGCATGTAATCAGTGGAGGCGGATGATGCTGCGGATTCCGGCCACGCGTCGGGTGCGGGCATAGACTCCCCCGCCCTCGCGGGAGCCGGAGGCGTCGGTGTTGCCCTCGATGGTCCTCACCGACCATCCGTCCTCTCCTGCGGCGGCAAGGCCGATGTGGGAGATTTTGAGGACGAGGATGTCCCCGGCGAGGATCTTGTCGGTGCCGGGCTTGAGGAGCTGCGCGACGTCGTCGTGCTGGCGGGCCCAGTTCTCAAAGTCCCAGGCTCCGGCAGTCTTGGGGCGGATGCTCTCCGGCATACCGGCCTCCCGACACAGCCAGCAAATGAAGGCGGCGCACCAGGGCCAGCCGGAGCCGTCGAGCCAGGTGGCGGCCTGGTATTGCCGAACTCGCGGCCCGCTGTTGGAGTTCGTAGGCGTCTCCCGGACCCCGATCTCCCGTAATGCGAGGCGGACCAGCGTTGAAGGGAGGTGATTGCCCACTGTCGCGCCGGGGAGAGACTGCGCAAAGGCGCCGCGAGTGTCGGGGCCGTCCTGGCCGTCGAGGATGCCCGGATCGAAGCCGAGCTTTTGAAGCCCGACTTGCTGTAGGTAGATCGGGTGGGAGTAGGCGGGGTGGGAGGAGATGGACATGGTCTATGGGGTTGGGTTGGCTGTTGGGCTCATTTCAGTATTGTCGCCGCGACCTCGGCCGCGTGTTGTTCGATGGTCATGGCGTCAATGTCTTCAGGGAGGGTCACTTGGCCCTTCGGGGCCTCCACCACCGTCCCCGCTGGCACTCGGAACCGCGTCGGAATACTCGTCGAGTAGGCGCTTGATGTTGCGGACTCTCCCCGTGGCGAGCAGGATGCTTGCCCGATCAGGATCAGTGTTCCCGCGCACCAGAGCGACAAGGCCAGCTTGAGCGGCCCCAAGGTTTGAGTAGAGTTCATTGAGCGTTCGGAGTCGATAGTTCCGCTCTCGCTCCCGCAGATAGCCAGCGAGGGCCGACAGCAGGGAGACGAGGGCGGAGAACATCTCACTCGGGGAAGATGCTGATTTTGTCCTTGGTGATGAGGCGAAGTGCAACGGAAGCGACCCCAATGCCAATCAGGACAGCAGAGGAGTTAGCCGAAACCCACTCGTTAACCGATGGGAAGAATGCGCCGATGGCCCCGGCCAGAGTGGTCAGGAATCCGAGGGCGGCTGTCTTGCTTGCGAATATGCTTTTCATGTTTTTGTTTCGGTTGTAATTTGTTAGGGTGTTATTCCTCGGCCCACGTTGCGCCGCCATCGTAGCTGACTGCTCGGGAGGGGCTGCCTGCCACCGTGCCGTCATTGCTGCCGATCTGGTCAGTCCAGTTTGCGTCATCGGGGCCGTCACCGACCCATGAGGCTAAAGCTGATGTTCCATCCTCGTCGTAGATTACTAAGTCTCGGACCACGCCAGTAACAAAAGCGTCGGGGATTGATTCTTGCCGTACCCCGACGGATAAAACGTCCACGTTGTTTACGTTAGCAGCCCAAGCCACGGTTGAAGCGTTTCCGTCCGTATAAGTGACCGACTGCAACACACCATCGACTTTGATAGTGTTCCCTGACGCCGTGACCTCAATGTCAAAATCATGAGCTAACCCGTCTGCGAACGTCGCGGCAGTGGACCCCCTGATGATTTGCGTGCCTGCCTCCCGGATGTTGAAAAACAACCTGCTAAATACGAGCGCAACAGATACGTCAGAGTTGATGTCTGAGTTGTCCGTAAGGGAGACGAAGTTTTGATACGCCGAGCTGGCCGTCTGGAACGTCGCCGTAATTCGTCCTTTCGTTTTTGAGTCAAATGGGGTTCCGTCCATGAGCACGGTATTATTCGTGCCGTCAAACCACATCCCGTAAAGCGGCCCCGCCATAAACCCGACTGGCACAATCAGGCTCATTTCGTAATCGTCGCGTTATAGGTTGTACCTCCGTCCATCGTCACCAGCGTCACCAGCGACACCGAGGACAGGGTCGCGTTGATCGACCCGCCGCCGAGCAGCGTGATCCCTGCCCCGAGCGCCAGAGTCTTTGCCGCCGCCGCGTCCTGCGTGACCTGCAAAATCAGCGTCGCCGCCTTCCCGGCTGTGATCCCCGTCGGCGCGGACAAGGACGCATCGTGCCCGATTGTCAGCGCCGCCATATTTCCCGCCGTCCCCACGGCCCAAGTGATCGTCGCCCCGCTCGTCAACGCCCCCGGCGTCCCCTGCACCACGCCGCTGTGCAGTAGCCCGTTTATGGTCGGGGTCGTCAGAGTTTTGTTTGTCAGCGTCTGAGTCGCCACCGTCCCCACCAAGGTCGCGTCCGCGTCCGGCAGCGTGTAGGTGCGCTCCGTCGTCGGACCCGCGAACGTGCAATGAAAGCCAAATATCGGGAGCTTGGTGGATGCATCCGGCAGCACTACACCCCGCGCTCCCGACGCAGCGCTGCTGATGGTCGAACCATTCGGGAAGTCCGAATAAATCGTGACCGTCCCCCCATACGCCCCCGCTTCGGAAATCCCCACCGACAACCTCCCGATGTTAAAATTATGAACGAATCCTCCCGCGAAACCCTTCGTCACCGAACCCAGATCAAACGCGTTGTCAGTGGACGGCACCAAATGCCCCCCGACATCAGCCGTCCCCGCCGTCAGCAACTCCGCTTCCCACGCTGGCAAAATGTCTGCCTCTCCCACGTTCGCCCCGTCGCCTTTCAGGAACTTCGTGAACGCCGTGGTCGTTGACGCGCTGACCGTGTTCGGACCTGCCGCGCCTGTCGCGCCGATTGGGCTGGTCTCCACCTTGATCTTGTTGACCGTTGGCGTCACCTCGACTTTTACTTTAACGCTCATTGTGGATTCTGGATGATGTTGACAGAGTTTTTCATGTGGACGTAGGTTTCAACCGACCCATCCGCAAAGGTGCATGTCGCCGTGAAGTCGTGCGCCCCGTGGTCTAGCGTGAAGTCAGCAGCGGCTACCGCGTCAACGTCGAAGATCGCATCTCCCGCATCTATGACGGTGCAGGGAAGCGCCAAGGTGACGCCCCCATTCCGAGAAAATGATGCGGCCACGCTCGACAAAGAAGACGCGGGCGCGAGATCGTTTACGTAGATCTGGAATCGCACACTATCCAAATCCGAGTAGTTGACCTGATCGCCGTATTTGTATTCGCCTGGGGTCATTGGTCCTTCAGGTAGGTATTTTGCAGCACGATCTTGAGCGGGGCAGTCACCCGCTTAACGTCGTCTGTCCAAACAATTTGCATCTCGCAAGACAAGGTTGGCTCAGTGGGGTTCGCGGTAAAATATGCTTTCGCCGCCGCCGTGTCCAAATCGAGAACGAACGTGATGGCGCTTTCCCCGTCCTCGGTCGGGGCGGAATTGGAAGCCACGTAATCCCCCGCAAAGTCCAGATTAGACTTGATCCCCAAGAACCAAGTTGACCCTCCGTAATTCAGGACATCCTCGCCGTCCGCGAACGTAACTGAGATTGCATGAGTTGCCCCAACTGTCAGGACCGGAACCATCCAAGGAGGCTCCGAGCTTCCAGTCTGACGGACCCAAGCGGATTGCCCGATGTCGTAGAAAAGCATTGCTGTATTATTGTTAGGTTGGTGTGATAGTCAATTCGATTCGGGGAGGCTAAACGGACAGATGCCAAGTTGCGGTCGCGCATTTCAAGAATTTCCCGGCTCCGGCGTACAAAGTAGAAGTTCCGCCGATCAGGACGGTTGAGGCGGTCAAATCTCCCACGGGAGGCCAATCGTCATTTGTGTCGTCAATCCCAACCGACAGCCTATCCCCGCTGATGACTGCGGTCAGCAACGCCTTGTAGAGCCCTCGACGATAGCAGATGACGTAGGCCGAGCCGGGGTCCCAGATGCCCCCGCTCCCCTCGTAAAACTGAATAAAGAAGTGGTCAAGGTTGTCGGTGTAAACGCTCCCCGAAGGAGGCTGCCGCGTCTTTTTGATCGACACAGTTGTTCCCGAGGATGATTGCTCCGAGAGCGTCCCAAAGCCCGCTCGGATGGTCCGAGACTCAATCGCCTTGGACATCTGATTCAGGTTTGTCGCCCCGACCTGGGTGGCTGGCCCCAGCGGGTCAAACTTTGGAGTGTCGAAGATAGACATTAGGCTGATTCGTAAAGGTCTTGATCCCAATCCCCCAATCCTGAGAGTTGATATTCTTCGGAGATGCTGACCACCCCTGCCGCTTTGCTCCAAGTTAGGCCCACGAAAAGATACGACTGCCCCGTTGGCGCGGCGGGGGCGGGACTCCCCGGCGATTTCCTTTTGCCTACATCATTTAGGAGTGACGCGGGAGGGATGCTCGCAGAGGCATAGGTTTTCCGATAAATGCTACCTGGCCGCATGTAGGATTCAATCCCTCGGCGCTTCTTTTCATAGAGCACCGTTGCCTTGTCTCCCAGCGAGCTCACGGGGTCTTCGTTATTTTGCAAGGCAAGCTCAATGGTATTGATCTCGGACACTGACACGGGAGGATTATCCCTCGGCAACGAAAAGAGCGGGTGTGATTCGATGGGCTCCTGCGAAGATGTCCGCGCGAAATCATGCTGGGCAAGCGCCTCGGGATTCGACGCCAAAACTCCCTTGTATATCGTGGTGATTCGGATGATGCCCCCCGGCTCCCGATCAAGGTCCGACTCAAACGCCTTGAGGTTCGGAAGGTAAGGGTGATTCGTCAGATACGCGGGAATCACCGCAAAGCTGCTTTCCTCCGCGCACTTGTAGGTGATCGATGCCGTGGCGCTCCCGTCTGGGTTCAGGTGGATCGGCTGCTCCGCCTGATAGATTGCGCCTGTGACGTTCCCGATTTTGATTGTGGCCATGATTATCTCCCCAAGACAGGTTTTGTTTTCGGATCTTTTTTGCCCTGCTGCTCAAGCGCCTCGCATGCTTTTGCCGTCTGCTCGCTCGCCCGCGCCGTCCTAAGCGCCGCACGCTCTGCAAGGCTCATCCCCACTTGTAGGTAGTTGCCGCCTCCTCCCACCTTGGCGAGCGAGTCCGCGATGACATGCGCCCCTCCTCCTCCCGATAGTTGATTCAGGATGTCGGGAGGCTTATTGATTTTGCCAGAATTATTGCCCATATCTTCGCCGGTGACTATCGCGGCCTTGATTGTGTCGGCCATCTTCTCCCATGACTCTCGCGCCTTCTTTTCGCTGGGAGACTCTCCATCCTCTGCCGCCTTTTTCATTGCCTCCATGCCAGCCTTGAGTGCGTCGCCAATATCGCCTGCCACCTTGCCAAAATCGATGCCTTCCATCACCCTCCCCGCTGATTCGAAAGCGTCACTGGCATTTTTGCCGTATACGTCGGCCTGCCGTCCTACCCTCTCGGACTTCCCTTGAAATCCAAATCCCATTGCGCCTAGAGCCATCGAAGTCGCTTTAAGTAGAGCCGAAGCGATCATGTCCCCGACTCCTCGGAACACCCTCTTAATAACAGCAATGACGTCATTACTGAAAAGGTTCGTTTGGAAGCTCTTGATGATGCTATTGAATGCCCCTGATAAGAACGCAATCGCCTGCTTCAATCCACTCTGCAAAACGCTAATCCCCGACCAGAATGCCCACTGAATCCCCGTCCCCATCACTTTCCACAAGTCTCCGTTTTTCAGCAGTCCAATCAAGATGTTAGCCCCCTGGGCGATTCCTGATCCGAAGGACGTTCCAATGCCCGATAGGTCTATGGTGTTGATGTATTCCAGAACGACTTGCAACGGCTTCACAAACTGCTCCGTCATCGTCAGGAAGAATGTCCTCGTCTTCGATCCGATGGATTCCACCGTGTTCCAGACTGTTTGCAGCGCCTTCGCGGATCGAGTCAACACCCCCGCTTGCTCTCCGCTGTCTGCTGCCGCGTTTTTCAACGCCTCCGCATAGTTGGCAACCCCACCAAAGATGGTCGAAATGTCCCGCCCGCTGTCCACGAAATCAGACATTGCTCCCCGCGCTTCCTCCGCCCCAAGTCCAGCATTCTGCAATGCCTTCTGGACGATCAACATCGTGCCCGGGTCGAATTTGCCCATCTTGTTAGACGCCACCTGCATCTCTTTCCCAAACTTGATCGCGTCAGCAATCCCGTCCGTGAAATACTTCGCCGTCTTGAATGTGACGAATGCCGCCGCCAATCCGACCAGCGCCTTTTTCGCGGTGCCGATTGCTTGGTCGAATCCAGTTAGATTCAACTCTAGGTATCCTGTGGCTTTTGCTGATGACATGGTTAAAAGAGTCCTGTTACTTTGCTGGCCAACTTGTCCAACTTCGACTTGAATGACTTGCCAGTGATCTTCTCCGCTCGGTTAGACACGCCCTTTTCATCGTCCACTTTGCCCGATTCCTTGGCCTTGTCCTCCATCCAAATCCTGATGCGAAAGCCTGCGCTCTCCACTTTGGTGATCTCCCACCCCCGCGCAAACGTCCCCCTTGCTCTCATGCGCCTTGCGAGTTCCTTCGCTGGGGTAACGCCTTTCTTGCGCTTGAGCCGACCCTTCAACCTTTCCGCTACCGCACTTAGCGTTTCGCGAGTCGGCGCAATCTTCCAAGACTCCGATTTCATGGCCTTAAGAAACATGTTCCCTTGATCGGTCGCCATCGTCTTGCCGTGCTTCTTCGCCGCGTCTTCCATGCGGTCAAACGCTCTCTCAAGTCCTGACGGGTCAAATCTCATCAATCTGGTTGTAGAGTTCGGTTTTGTCCTGCGGCGGCTCGGTGTTGACGTTTTGCATCCTCATGAACGCGTGGCAATAGGCGTTCCCCCTCGCTAGGGGGAGTTCCCAAAGTATGAATTGCTCGGTCCATCCTGTGTATCTTGAAATTAACGCAACGTATGCCGCCGCATCGGGCGGCTCTATTAGTTTCCCAACGGATCGGCCATCAGGCTCGGGTCGTCTGAATCAACGGGGGACGCTCGGTTCTTGTTGGAGTGAGCCATTACCTCACCAATCATCTTCCCAGCGCCCTCGTTGAAGTCGTCAAACTCCAACTCGATCTTGTTCATCCATTCTTCAAACTTCGCGTCAATGTAAGCGGGGTTGCGAATCCCTTTCGAGATGTCGCTTTGCTTGCAAACGAACAGGAAGATCGCCATTGCCATGTCGTAGGGAGTCCCGTCCCCAAGATTGACGAGCTTGGAAATCTGCCACTTCCGCGCATAGGAAAGCGGCTTGATCTCCACGCCCTTGAATTCCCATGTCGTGAACATGCCGTCGTCTAGTTCGTCTGTTTTCATAATAGTGATTTCATTTTGTCTTTGAGTCCTTGGCTTGCTCGGTGTCCGATGACGATGGTCTTGTCTCCCACCTCGATCACCCGCATGGCCTCGACGTTGTTGTGCATTTCGTGGACAATGGAGTCCCTGTTTTCAAGAACCCCCTTCATCCAATACAGCGGGTCTTCGATGTCCCGATTCAGAGTCTCCCAATCCTTCGCCGCCGAAAAGTCGGCAATCGTCTTCTCGGCAATCTCGGAATGAACGCCGTTCCCGACATCAAACCAAAACATGTATTTCTTGCAATCATTGCCCCTGGAGTCCTTCCTGATTTCGCAGGTGGTGGGATCTGAATCCCGCCTTGGAACTCCAAAGGCAATCAGGATTGCCGCCAGCTTTATTTCGGTAACGTAGATTGATTTCATATTGTTTGTTTTACGCGAACTTGTAGCGGGTCGCGTTTGCCGTGATCTTCTTGAACTCGGTGTTTCCTTTCGAGATGTCCACGTCGTCAGTGTAGATGCCGCCAGTGGTCACTCCGTTAGTAGAGTTGACGTTGGCGACTGTCAGCGCGACCCCAGGGGCGGCGGCGGCGATCCCAGTTGACCCGGCGATGACGCCAGAGATAGAAAGCGATTGCGTCGGGTTGTAGAAGCTCACCAGCGCAAAGTCGCCTTGCTCGTCACGAACTTGGTTCTTCTCGCGGGTGTCCTTCGATGTGGTGGTCTGCACAAGCAGTCCGATTTCTGCGGTGAGGCCCCATACTGCCCCAGTTGCTCCAATGGTGATTACGGCCATGATTTTTTGTAGTTAGTGGTTTGGTTTTGTTCGGTTTTCATAGCGGAATCGTGTTGTCTCCTGCCTCGTCCAGTTCCATGCAGTAAACCCAATAGGACATCGTGTATACGGTCGCCTTGTAGTCGTTGTCATGGGTCATCTCCCCCGTTGTCGGATGCCATCCGTGGCAATGAAAGTTCTTCATCGTGGATAGCCTTTCGGCGGTGTCGTCATACGCAAAACTGTTGATCGCCGTCAGGATCTTTTCCCGGATCTCGGGGCTTGTCGCCTTGGTGTAACTGCGGAATTCCAAGTTTCCAGCCACCTTGAAGATGCCGCACCCAGGATCGATGATCTCCTCCGAGGATGAGCAATCGATGACGATATACGGCATAGGGGACTTGGTCAGGTCGGCGTCGGTCAGATAGACATGGACCGTGTTCTTTTTGCCAACGGCCGCATCCACGCTCTTTTGTAGGAGCGTTTGAATCGACTTGGCGGCGGCTTGGAGGATCATGGTTAGGTTGCCCTCACGGTTGCGATTAGCTCATTCCCATCTGCCGAAGTGATGGACGAAAGAACTATCATGATTTTCCACTTTGGGGCGGGCTCACCCGATTCTGGCTTCTGACGAATCGAAAGGGGCGAGCCGATCTCAATGGATGACTTGTCGGAAATCTTGAAATGGACCCGCTGCGTCTCGATTGACTCGGGGCCTCCGAATCCCTCAATCTCGTCATTCATCATGTCATCGATCAAGACGGTGATGGTCTGCGCTCCGATTCGGCATTCGGCAGGCATGTCTCGGTCGAACAACTCGGACAGGTCCGCTTTCATGTAGGATTTCATGCTCATGCGGATTTAACGACTGGATGCGTAGAGTTTCGTAGGGTTACGGCTGCATTGATCTCCATGTAGGCCCTCGTCATGATCGCGTGGTTTGGAAGCTCCGTCCTCTCATGCCCGTCTCCTGCCAGAAACACGGGCCGCGTCACGTCTGGGATTAGGGAGAGAATCGAGTCATCCCATCCCTGCGGAGGCCAGCCGTCATCGGACGCCTGGACGATGATTCCCCCAACTGCCGCACCCGCCGCCACGTCCCAATTCGGAGACGATCCGAGCAGTTCCGTCTCGGTGTGCTTGATCCCACTCAGGACGTTCAGGCTGCGCTTGTCATGATTGTGGATCCCGAACACGTAATCGACGTTCTCGGGGCGGGATGCGCGGGACAGCCACATCTCGCGGACTGCTAGCGCCTGATCTGGGCGATCAAGCGTGGCGTGGATGATGGAAAATGTCGGGTGATCGGGGTGGTTGGATTCTTGCCAATGGTCATCGGCTGCGTCCTCCCTCCCATTCAGGCGGAGGCATTGGCGGAAAAGCTCATCTCCCTTCCAGCCATACCACTCGTTGTTCAAGCTCCAGTATGTCTTCCTCGGCTTGGGGATGGACATCATCACGTCGGCAAGGCTCAGCGCCTTGGCGTGGTCTCCGTCAATGATGGCGTAGTTGGTGAGCAGCGCCAGCGCCTCCCGTCGATCTGGCATGAGGGCGAATGCTGACGCCGCCAAATCCTTCGACTTGGTCCCTGGCGTCTGGGCGAGCTGCATCAGGATCTCGTAACGCTCCAGCGTGTCCATGCTGGGAATGACAAGCGCGGCCTCGGCAATCGGGCGGAACTCCCGCAGCTTCCCGTTCTGGAAAAGCTCTTGCGCGAGGTAGAACATATTCCTTGGCGTGTCCCGCAATTCCGATTGAAGAATGGCAAGGTTCCGCTCATGCCCCCCCGCCTTGGCGTCGAGTGGGGAGTGCTCAATGACCGCTCCCCGGATCATTCGGTAGGAGACTTCTCGCGGGAAAATCATCTGTTCATGGATGGCATGTTCCCATTGCGCCCCTAGATCGGCCTTGACCATCCGCTCCCGCCATACGACTTGTTTGTCCCCTCGGACATGGTAGGGCATGAGAAAAACTTCATGGCTCCCTGATTCTGCCGCCGCCCGAATCTCCTCGGCCCCGCCGTCAATGAGAACATCGTCGGCATCTGCCCAAATGATGTAATCCCCCTCTTCCGCTCCGTCTGCGGCCGCTGTTAGCGACAACTGCCGCGCCGTCCCGAAATTGTCCACATGGCAAAACTCGGTCTTGTTTTCGTAGGTCAGGAAATCGGCCACCTTGCCCAACTCCGAACACGTTCGGCGGATGATCTCGACGGTCTCGTCTGGTTCTTGGATCCCAATGGCTCGGACAAAAACGAACTCGTCCACGGCTGGCGCAAACGATCTGACGAATCGTTCAATGACCGCCTCCTCGTTCCCTGCAATTGCTGATAGAATGATTTTCATATGAAAGGTTCCCGCCCCCTGAAAGATGGGGGCGGGAATGGTTGCGCTATCGGTTAGGAGTAGCTGGTGGTGATGAGTTCGCACGCGGTTTCATCGATCACCTTTTCCGCCACATGCTGACGCACGCGGAGGATGTTGGACCGACGCTCATCGCTGCGATAGGTCTCGGGGGTGAACAGTCCTGTGGTGTCTTTGGTCCACTGGATAGTCCGCCCGACTCCGCCCGCCGTGTATTCGCCGCCGTTGATCTGGCAAACGGCAATGTATGTGTCGCCCCAGATGAACGCTCCCGAGTAGGATAGGTTTTTCGCGGCCGAGTTCTTCGGGGCGCGTCCAACATAGATGTTGGAAACCGTGAGCGCGTTCGCAATGTCCGCATCCGATGGAATGAGGTATTGCCCCGCGCTCTTCGGGACGACTCCAAACACTTGGTTTTGAAGCAACGTCGAACGAGAGATCCGCTCGTAAACGTTCGCGCTCATCACGATTGCGTTCGGAATCAGGCCGTTTTTCAGCATCCGCAGTTTAGCGGCGGCCACGTCGGCGGGGACGTTGATGGTAGCCAAGTTGGCTTCCGTGTAGTTTACGGCCGCAGATGTGGCGGTGAACGTGGATGAACTCATCAACTTTGCGGCGACTCGGACCTCGTAGGAGATGCGGAGGGAACGCTCAAGAAGAGCGGCCTCCGTGGCCTCAAGGTTCATGAACCGCTCCGTCTCGGCCTCGTAGGAATCATCGATGACTCCCTCCAGGCCGTATTCCTCGGCATCGTATGTGTCGGTATCGTATTTGCGGTTGATTCGGTTGTAACCGTCTCCTGCTGCGCGTGGCTTAGCGTCTCCGTTAAGCAGTTCCGCGTTAGCGAGCTTCGCCCGCATGTAGATGCCGCGCTTCACGTCCTCTCCCTTGACAGGAAAAATCTTGTCAGCGATGCAGAGTTGATTGAAGTCGGCGTTTGCCTGCATCGCGAGAGCGTAAATATCGCTTCGCGGCGTGGCTTGTGCATTGGTATAGGCCATTTTTTTAGTGTGTTATCGTTTGTCGGGTTGCTTAGTTGACCACGAATTCTTTCACCGCGCCGTCGTTGTCGCCTTGGCTTTCCATCGCGGTAACGTAGGTGTTTGTGACAACGCCCACGAATCCACCAGTGATGACCCCGTATGCGGTCCCTGCGGTGACTGCTGACCCGCTAATCTGGGCCATGTGCGTTCCTGGTGCGGACCAGAGTTTCACGCTCGCATAATTTGCATCTGCGGCGTCTTCCTGAAGGACACCGTTGCCCTTTGTGTTATTGGCTGCGGCTTTAATCGTTCCGTCGGACTGGATCGTCACGACGAGATACGCCGAGATTGCCCCAGATGCTAGGAATGACTTGAAGCCATTATCGTTTTGGCTGCTCATGATTTGATTTGTTTTTGTTGGTTTGAGTTAGGCGGTTTTAACAGTGCGCTGGGACTCGTATGCCTTCCACGCATCGCCAAACTTGGCTTTGTTGGAGAGAATGTGAGCCGTGGCTTTGACTTGGTCGCCGTCGTGATTGGCAAGTGCTTCATCCGCGACGAACTCAGCGAAGTGCTTCGTGGTCGGCTTGGATTGGCTGGCTGCCCCAGGCTTCCCGAGCTTGGTGATGCCGAGCTTTGCGGAGAAAGCCTTAATGGCCATCTCTGCCCCGCGCCTGGCGGCAAGCTCGATCTTCTTCTCCTCGTCCACCTCAACCTTCTCAGGCTCGGCGGGCTGGGATTCGGGGTCGGTAGCGACGACTTCAGGATCTTCTTCAAGTCCCTTGTCTTCTTCGTTGTCAGCATCGGCAGGCGTCTCAAGAGCCGTCAACCGCGTGCCGATTTCTTCAAGCCTCGCCATGCAGTCTTGCAAGGTGGGCTCTTCGGTGGTTTCTTCGTTTTCCATGTTGGTTTGGTTTGGTTTGGTTTCAGGTTCTTGCTCCTCCTCCTTTTCTGGGATTTGAAACAAAGATTTGTTGGCTGCGGGGTCGCTCACGATGGCCGCGCAAAACACTTCGGAGCATCGCGCCAAGCAGATTTTGCCGCTCGGCTTGTCCTTGCCGTTGAACTCCATGCTGATCCCGATGTGATTCGGGTTCTTGTCTGCGATCTCAAGCAGTCGGGGGCGGGAGGGTTCGGAGTCGTAGAGGTGTAGGTCAGCAAGAACCTTGTCGGATGTGAGGCAGAAGCTGTCAGCCCATCCGACCGTTGCCATGACCCCGCTTCCGTGGTCGGCCTTCACCTTGATTTTTCCGAGCTTTTTGCAGACGTTGAAAAGCTGCTCAAGGGTCACGTCGTCAATGACGACTTGCCTTCCTTTGTCGTCGAAATGTCCCGTGGCCTCGCCTTTTGTGATGAGCGACGCTGCGCGAATCACCCCCTCGGCGACCATGACAATCGAGCGTTCCATTGATGCGAAGTGGTGGGTGCTTGTCATGTTATTCATCTTTGAAAAGTTCGTTTAGGTCGAATCCTAGAACTGATTTGACGTGGTCTTTTTCTTCCTGAGTGGCATCCTCCGAATCGTGTAACTCGTCATCCTCCGTGTGTGGCTCCGCTTTTGCTTCTGGTTCTTTATCTCCCCATGAGATTTCAACTGGTAGGTTTACTAATTTCATGCTGCTTTTTTGTTAGATACTTTCAGCGCGTCGAAGACGGCGGGATTGATATACGATTCAAGTGCTTGTTGAGGTTTATTTCCGAGGACTCCCGAAACCTTGATTGCCACGTCCTTGATGAAGCTTTTCCTGTCAGCGTCCGAGTCAAACTCTCGCGCCGATGACCCGATGATGTCCGATGCCAGCTCGTTTGCGCGAATCGTGCGGAGGTCTTTAGCACTGTAGATTCCGCTCCCTAGCGAGTTGGTGTATTTTGAAACCTTGGCGTAATCCGTATTAAACAGCTTACCCCCGTCTCCTGATTGCTGCTTCCGATCCAGCAGATTCTTCGCAAGGTTCTGGTCAGAAATCTTGTGATCATGCCAAACCCCCTCCTTGCCCATGAACTGCAACCTCACCCCGTCGCCGTCTGGAATAACGTGCCTGCCCTCTAGCGTTGTTGCTCCGTAGGATTTAATCCAATATCCCGCGTCCCTAAATTCTTTGCCAGACTCGACACGGGATAGAATTTCCCTCCTTGCTGCTTCGTCCCTGATCGGAATCTGATCGTCTCCAACCTGAAGAACTACTTTCGGTAGATCCTTGGAGTTTTTCGAGGGGATGATGGTTACGTTCTCCGCTGTGATCGGCACTTCCCATAGTGCCTTGCTCCCCTTGGTGTCACTCTCACTTCCGGGCCGAGTCGCCTGCATTGACATGAGCCATGTCGCAGCCGCCTCTTCCTTGTTCTCTCCCTGATTGATGTCGTTATGTATCTTAGAGCGGATTGCTTGTGACTCAGCAACTCCATTATTCACTCTTGCCCATTTGGTCTCTTTCTGCCTTTCCGAGTAAGCAGGGTTATATACCCTCTTGGAGCTTCCTTTTTCGTCTCGGCTGATTGCCCAAACATCAGAATCCTTGTCTGTCGCGATTTGCATATCATGACGATACGCTGGGGGTATCATCGAAGGTTTTATATGAGCAGGCAGAGGTCTCCCATCGCTCATCGTTAGAGTTGCGTTCTCTCCTTCACCTGTAACTTTAGCTTGCTTCATATTTCCTACGGATGCTCTGGAGCTTCTGTAGTCTGCTCTGGATTTAGTATCGTCCTTGCTGCTAGATCCTCCTCCGCCTCCTCCGCCTGGACCGAACTTGCCGTCATCATCCCGAGAATGATCTTCTTCGTTGAAGATCGGGTTGGATTTGAATTCCTTCCGCTCCAGATTGTATTTCGCCTGAATGTTGGCAGGTAGCTTGCTCCATGAAAATTTGCCGCTGTCCACGATGTCGTAGGCGATGGCGTAGGCTTCCTGCTCTGGGTATCCTTGCCCTTTCAGCGCCTCGACAAAGGCGTGGATCTCGTCCCGATTCTTCGCATTCGCCTTATTCGGCGTCTTTGCTTTGTCGGTTGCTCCTTCATCTGTCTCCCGCTTCGTCAGAATCGCCCTGGCCCTGCGAAGCTCCCCATAGGCGTCTTCTAAATCGCTTTTAATGCGGTCAATTGCCACCCTCCCCGCTTGGATTTCCTTTGCATCGGCCCCGCTGGATTCCTTTGATCGCAAGTCCGCAATCAATGCCTCCTTCTCGGATGCAACGTCTTTGCCCGCCTTCTCTTTGTCGGCCACGCGCTGCCGCATCGATTCGGTTGATTCCTTGGCGAATTCGTGGCGGGAAAGCTCCTTTTTGGCAGCGTCAATGGTCGTGCTCTCGGTGGCGCTCTCCGTCTGGGATAGAGGCTTCGCTGGACCTGCCCCGAATACAGCCTGCTCGTCAAGGCCATGCCGCTTGGCCGTGTCGCGCTTGATGATCGCCCAACGCGCCATCGCATCCGCCACCGCCTCGGGGTCTTGCGCGTTGTCCACCCAATGCTTCATCGGGTCGAGAAGGCCGCTCTGGTAGAGATTGACGGCCGCTGACGCTTCCTTGCCGATGTCGGGTTGAGGATGCGGTCTGTATCCCCAACGCCCCTTCGTGATCTGTCCCAACACCTCGATGGGGAAAACCCCCTTGGCGATGGCGTCAATCAGGAACGTGTTCTTAATCCGATGGGCGTGCGGCGAAAGGACGCGCTGGCCGCGCTCAAATTCAGCCTTGGCCATCTCGGACTCTAGGCGACTGCTGACGCCGCCAAGGGTTGATGCGTCCAGCGCGAAAGAGTAGGGGAGCCCGTAGCTCATCGCCACAAACTTCAGGAGCAGGGTAATCAGCGCCTGCTCCTCGGAAGAAGGGGAATTGCTGGTTGGAAACTTGATGTCCGCACCCGCCGCAAGGTGGTTGATTTGCCCAAATGCGATGTCCTGCTGCAATGCTGACGATCCACCAGACTGGTCAACCGTCGTCCCGTAGGGGTCGAATGCCCCGCTTCCCACCGTGGCCCCGTTGGAGTTTGTAAATACTGTTAGAGCACTTGCCAACTTCGCCTTGCCCTTAACAGAGTCCACCATCTCGTAGATGTCCCGCAGATTCTGGACGGCGGTCGAGAGGACAGAAACACCCCGATACATGTCGATCCGCATCGGGTCAACCAAATGCACGAACTGGTCAGCCGGGATGTCCACGGGATTGTCGTAAACGCTCGTCGTCATGCTCCGATGGAACACGCGGAAGGCGTCAATCCCTCCATAGGCCCCGATGATACATCCAGAAACATAGTCGTTGGAAACTACGTTCTGATAGATCCCGCCGATACGATCCGGCTCAACCGCCTGAATCTTTAGGTCGAGCTGCAACGCCTCCTCCTCGCTCATCCCCTCTTCCAACTCGGGGCGGAGAAACGCCCATCCGTAATCTCCTCCCCGATTGCACCCCATCACCCCGAACTCCATCATTTTGAAGAAATCGAAGCGGCCGGTGACATCGCAATTCGGAAAAACCTCATCGTTCAGATACGCCTCAACTTCCTTGTCTAGCCCGCTGTCACCCGTTGCCGCATGGTAGCTGATCGGGGAGGTATAGAGCGCATATTTCCGGTTGAGGTGCTTTGCTGGGGCAAAGTTCCGCTCTAGGTCTTCGGCCTCCCGCATGAGCTGCAATCGGTCCCGCTGGACATCGAAGCTGTTCGGGGAGATGTTTTGGGGGGCGGAGGATCGCTTTGTGGATTGCCGCGCCCCGTCGTAACTGAGCAGGTGGAGAGCTTGCCGCGCCGCCATCCGACGCATCCCTGCTGCGGGGGCGATGGCCGAGACGGCGCGGTCTAGGAGGTTTGGGCGGAACTCTTTCATCCGCGCCTCCCCCTACCCATGCCGGGATTGAAGTTGGCCCTGACCACCTGGGCGAAGGTCCCAGAAAGCAGTCCAAGGGCGTAATTTGCCTCTTGGAGCATGTTGGCCGCAGACTCCAAGGAGGGGAAAGAGAAGCTTCTCCCCGCGATGGTGTATGACACCCCTCGGACTGTCTGGGCGATGATGCAACCCTTGCAGGCGTCTCTAATCGCCTCTAAATCAGCTGCATCCAGCCCAACCAAGGTCTGCTTGACTGCCATTGTTGACTACCCTTATCAACTTACTAAGGATTAGCAACCGCAAAATTGTTGCATTTGCGAATTATTTGGGGTAGTGGATTGTCTCGAAATGTCCTCCTCCGCCTTCCGAACGTCAGGGGCCAACCCCATCACCACCCAGCCCGCAGCCGCCACCCTAATCGTTGTTCGGCAGGATTTGGCCACCGAAGTGACCTCGCTCAAGGTTTACGGGACCATCAGCGACGCTCCTGAGGTTGAGACGATTTCCGCCAATTTGACAGGATACGGGCTGGCCGAGAAGATTTCCACCAGAGAATTTACCGCCATCACCCGTGGCGCGGCCAGCGGAACGCCCAGCGGGAACATCCGATGCTATTCGGAGGGGACCGCCGCCATTGGTGACGTTGCGGCGATTTCCAATCCCTCAGACGGAGACACGCTGGTAGTGGGCATCGATGACGCAAACTTTAAGCGGACCTACCGATTCAAAACCACGATGGCCGCCGCCTACGATGTCCAAATCGGGGCCTCGGCCACCGACACCATGCTGGCACTCAAGCGGGCCATCAATGCCGACGGGACTTCAGGGCCAGACTATTTCGCCAGAACTCTCGCGCATCCGATCTATTCCGCCACCGTGGACACCACCGTCGTCACCCTAACCGACCGCGTCCCGTGCCTGCGCCAACTCGCGGCCGTCATGACCGAGTCGGCTGCCAACTTCGCAAAGCGGATTGCGATGGGCGGGGTGGACGGGACGTTGCTCTTTTCGCTTTCCCCCACCGTGGCCACGACGGAAAACTCGATCACGTTTGCCAGCGAGGATCACCTAACCGACACGCTCCCAGGAAAGCTTCTGGCAACGTCGGTAACGGTCGCAGTCGGCGGGAGGATCGCCGCCTACCGCATCTACAACGAGCTGGCGATCAAGGTCAAGTTCCAGACCGCGACGGATCAAGTCAACTGGCTCGACACGGAGGAGGGGGAGTTGACGCTAGGGGCGGGGACAACCACGTTCGCGCTGTTCACCCTGCCGACCGAGTTCCTGCGCTTCATCGTCACCGAGAACACGAACTCGGCGGATTCGGTGGTTGACGCAAGGGTGATTTATTAACGGCTCGGGGGGGCGTGTCGTGTCGGGTCGGGTTGTGAAGTGAAGTGAAGTGGGGTGCAGTGCAGTGACGTGGCGGAAAAGCGGTTGTCGTGTCGGGTTGTGTTGTGGGGTGACGTGCGGTGCAGTGCGGTGAGGTGCCGGAAAAGCGGTTGTCGTGTCGGGTTGTGTTGTGGGGTGAAGTGGTGTGAAGTGCAGTGGGGTGTCGGAAAAGCGGTTGTCGTGTCGGGTCGGGTAGTGAGGTGATGTGAAGTGCTGTGGCGTGGCGGAAAAGCGGTTGTCGTGTCGGGTCGGGTAGTGAGGTGATGTGAAGTGCTGTGATGTGTTGTGACGGAAAAGCGGTTGTCGTGTCGGGTCGGGTCGTGGCGTGAGGTGTAGTGCAGTGTGGTGGAGTGCCGTGATGTGTCGGAAAAGCGGTTGTCGTGTCGGGTTGTGATGTGGGGTGATGTGCTGTGCCGTGCGGTGCCGGAAAAGCGGTTGTCGTGTCGGGTCGGGTTGTGGTGTGGTGTTGTGTGGTGTGCTGTGATGTGTTGTGACGGAAAAGCGGTTGTCGTGTCGGGTCGTGTCGGGTTGTGAAGTGAAGTGAAGTGGGGTGCAGTGCAGTGGCGGAAAAGCTACTTGGCGAAAAGCGAGAGAACTTCGATGCCGGGGAGTGGAGCCGATGCCGCCTTTTCGGCAATCAACCGCGTGGCTTTCTTCCCGGTGGCCAGCGCAATCGCTCCCGCGAATGACACCTCAAGATTGTGCCTCACCTGCTGCTCTTGCGGCAGTTCCGAGACCTTGATCGAAGCCAACACGGCTCCCGCCCGACGCGCCGTCTTGTGGATGTGCTTTCGCTTGCCTTCGACGGTATCGAGCTTTTCGGCGGCGTCGAGGCGCTTGTATCCGACTCCCTTGACTGGTCCGAACGTCCAGCCGAACTCCCGGAAGACCTGCCGGGCGGCGGTGTAGAAACTTCCCCGGAGTTCGTTCAGGGGACGCTTGGTGATTTCCTCAAGATCGGAATAGGAGACGATTTCGCCTACCTCCATTGACTCGATCCGCTTGCGGATGAGTTGGGCGTCGAGGCCGATTGTTGCGATTGGCTTGGTATCTGTGTTCATATTTTTTTTGGTAGAAGGGTTGTCGTGTCGGGTCGGGTTGTGGCGTGGCGTGGCGTGGCGTGTTGTGGGGTGAAGTGGCGTGGCGTGGCGGAAAAGCGGTTGTCGTGTCGTGTTGTGTTGTGGGGTGACGTGCAGTGCAGTGCGGTGTGGTGCCGGAAAAGCGGTTGTCGTGTCGTGTTGTGTTGTGGGGTGCCGTGCTGTGCAGTGTTGTGGTGGAAAATCAGCTATCCCACTCGATGTCCTCAACCGCGAAGATCCCGGAGCCATTCCCGTTCTGCGGACGGAACGCCCCAACCCCCATGAACTGTCCAGCGGCCACGAGAACCTGCTCCAAGATGTCTTTTGTCACCGTGTCGTCCAGGACATGCACGATCAGCGTCCCCTCCCATGAGGTGAGTTCCGGGAAAAACCGCAGAACCCGCTTGCCAGAACCCGCAACCCCATCCGAGTTGCAGTTGATCGGACGCTTGAGGATGTCGCTCTCCTTGTTCCCGGTCTCCACGTTGGAAAACACCATCACCCCAGACTTGAAATGCTTGGTGTAGGTCGATTTCCCCTTTCCGGGAATCTGGATGTTGAGGAACTTCGCCGCGTCTTGCATCGCCTTTTTGAACGCCACGCCGGGGATGAAAACATTCCCGTCATTGTCGATGTGCGCCTTGTTTTTCCAAACGCGCTCCTCATAATCCTGAGCGGTCTCCCGGTCGAGCTTGTCCGTCGCGTGCATCCGGCTTTGCAGGAGTGGCGCGTGTGATGTCAGGTTACATGTTGCAATTTTCATATTTTTTATTTAGTGTTGTTTTTCTTCTTTGCCTTCGCCGCCTGCATCATTGCTTGCTGCTCCGGCGTGATCTTCCGCCTGCTCTTCCTCCCCCCCTTCGCTGCCAAATGCTTGGCAATCGTCGAATCGGGCAGGGACTTATTGCAGTGCGGACAAATCATCTGTCCCGTTGATACCCTAACCGCCTACGCCAGTCAACCCTTTTTTTCCTCCTCATCCTCTTTCTCGTCCTCCGCACCCCACAGCAACGCCCTCAGATTCGGGTCCATGATCGCTGACACCAGACACATCTGGTCGCAGTCCCCAAGGTGGTTGTCCCCCTTGGATTTATACGCCCGCACCTTCCGCCCCGTCTTCTTCTCGATGGTGATCGTCTTGTATTCCGCTTGCGTCTGCTTTCGGTAATCCTCCGAGACGTCCTGCGGAACCGTCCATCGGTAAGTACTCATCCCCAGCCGGAGCCGATGATACATGTCCTTGATAGGATTCTGACACCAAAAAAAGTAACGAGCCTGCCGCCGAATCCCTTCTTTCCCGATCCCCACATGCCCGATGTTCGACGGAGAGAACGGATAGTTCCGCGTGAGCCTATCGGGCTTCCCGTTCACCGTCACCGGCTCATGATGCGGGAACGAACGCTTGTTCGTCATGTCGCCCCAAAGGCCCATCCACCCGTAGCGAACGCACACAGCCTGCACCGCCGCCGTGTCAAACGCGATGTCCACCAGCGTCCGACCCGTCTCAACCCCCAACTCAATCCGCTTCTCCTCCATCTCCTCCCACGACGTGATCTTGCCCTCATCGATCAGGCGGCACTCGTCCGCGCCGAACGCGCGACACACATACCAACGATGCGCTCCCTCTCCCCGAGACGCCTTCCCCGCTTGGTTGTCGATACAGATAAACCGCGTTTTCTCTCCCTCAAAATCCTCCCGCTTGTGATAGTTGCCTTTCGACCGATCAAAGGCCGCGTCTTGGTCGGAGTCGATAGGAGATTCATCCCAAGCCATCGCCCTCCGTTTCTGAATGTAGTCCTTCAGGGGCTCCATTGCTCCACGCTTTGCCGCGTAACTTGCGCGGATCTTCTCCATCAATAGCTTTGGCAATGGGAAATAATGCACTGATACCGCCTCCATGTGGAACGATCTGTGATCTTCTGGCGCGTTCGGATTCGTAGAGATGTATCTGCCTAGTTGCGATTGATCTTTTCTTGAAGCCTCATCGGTCGGCCAGTCCATTCCGCAATGCTCGCAATTATATCGGACGGTGGGCAGGATTTTAGACCAGTTGTAATCCCCGTTCTCGTCGCAGGTATCCTTATCAATTTTTGATCTAAGCCTATCCTTGTGATCGCTCATCGTTTGAAACTGATTACAATAAGGGCACGGCACTTGCCATACGTCGCATGAACCTGCATTAAAAGAATCGTCCGACTCATCGCCTAGAACGCTGCCAGTCGATAGGGTCAGGATCTTGTAATCTTTCACCCCTTCAACTCGCTTCTCGAAAGCCGTCATCATCCCAGGTCCGTAAAGGTGCGGCTCCTCCATCGTCAACCACTTCACCCGCTTCGACTGGGCCGCCGAAAGATTTGCCCCCACCGCGTAAAGGCTCATGTGCGGGGCCGCGATCTTCATCCCACGCTTCTTGTTCCGATCAACAGGCATCCGTTTCGCGAGGAATTCGTTCGCCTCGATCATCGGGTAAATGCGATCCTCCATCGCGTCTTTTGCGTCATCATCCGTTTGCCATACGTAGTAATACAATCCCGGATCTTCCGCTAGGCAATGGGCAATCTGGATCTCCCCGATAAGCGACTTCGCTGCTCCCGCTGGCATCCTCACATCGACGCGCCGAATCTTTGGATCTGATAACGCTCTAAGCGTCTCAATCAGCCAAGGCGATTCGCTTGCAATGTAAATCGGATACCGAACTGAATACGGGATTTTCAATTTCCCATCCGACCACTCCATAATATCGCCCTGGAACGGTGTCTGCACAATCCCGTCGAACGTCTCGCGGAGGTATTCGGTATCGGTCATTTGATTTTCGCCTTCACCCTCGCCACAAAAACGGGGAATATCGACTTGTCCATCAGGTCTTTCGCCTCCGCCTCAATGATCGCCCAAAGGCGCGCCCATTCCTCCTTGACCAGCTCCTTCGACACGAACTCGTCCTTCGTCACCGCCAGCTTGTGCCGGTCGGATTGAATCCCGATGTCCAACCGATTGACCACCCGGATCAGCTTCCTCCTCTCCAACTCCTCCTTGTCCGCGTCATCAAGGGACTCCCCTCCCCCACTCGCGGGCTCCGGGGGATTCGCCGTAAGCCAAGCCGTCAGCCCGTCGAGATAAACTTTCTGCCCCACGAACGCCTTGCACCCCCCCGTCCGCGCCCGCCTAATCTCGCTGATCGGCAAGCCCCACGCCAACGCCCCAGCTTTCATCGAGGTCGCAACATGCGGCAGCTCATCCCCGATTTTCTTCCTCGGACGAGGAGGCGGAGGAATCGGGCTCTTCCTTTTTGTGGGATTTTCTTTCATCGCTTGGGGTTTTCTTTCATCGCTCGGGATATTTGGGATCGTGGGGGAGGTGTCCCGCAGGAATTGTAAGCAACGGAACCAAACTTACCTTACGTTTTGGAGGTAAAAAGATTCCTTTGCCGGGGGGGGGTGCCGCATGGTCGCATTTTGCCCCCCTGAAGGTCAAGGGATTTACAATGTAAGGACATCCGAAATGTCGTGAGTGGTTGACGGTCTGTCGATGTGATCTTTTTGCTTTCATGCTTGACGGGTTTCGGTAGACTTTTTCAGAGCCGGTGGTTTGCGCATGCTCGGCTCTGGCATGGTCTTGCGGCTGATGCTGGTCGGGCATGGGCGTCCCGTATCTCATTAGCTGCATGGTTGGTTGTCTTGTATTGACCGGAAATAAGCTATCAACCGTTGCAGCTCTTCGATAGCTCCGAACAGGATTTCTGCGCGAGTTGGGCTATCCGGCTCGTTTGATATGGTCCGTTCGAGTTCGTCCGCGCATATTTCAAATAGGTTCGCTACTCGCGCACTGCTGGATGCGAGAACGGAAAAGCCTGTTACACTCCAGTATCCCGCCACCTCTCGGCGGGTGGCGACAACATGCCTGAATTGGTCAAGAAGCAGCCGAAGACGCTGCTGGACATCCGCTTGGCTGTCCGTGATTTGGGCGGTTTCCGCCTCGGTGTTTGTATTTTGTTTCATAGATTTCATTGGGCGCTACTAGGGCTTGGGTCTCATCTTCCGGAGCTTAGCGGCGAGGAATGCGCTCCTGGATTGGTCTCGGCGCAGGAGGTCCAGCTTGCCCCACAGATCCGGCGTCAGCGAAATGCTGGACGATGCGACTGTCCGCCCATGGCCGGAGCCGGGGGGCCTTCCGGCTCCTGCTCGTTTTCCGCCTCGTGTCGGTTTCATGACTGGAAGTTTCCGGCGGCGAGTTGGCTGGCGCGGAGGTCGGCGAGTTGTTCGGCGGCGCGGAGTGCGTCGCGGAGTTCGGCTGGGATGGCTTCGCGGGAGGGTTCGGTTGCGGTTTTCATTTGCCACAATACATGCCGCAGGATGTTTGCGCGGCTTCAAGTTCGTCGCAGAGCGCGTCAGTGAAGAGTTCCATTTGCAGGCGTTTCCGTAGGATCTTGCAGATTTTATCTACCCGTGCCTGAATAATCCGCTCGGCGTTGTCGCGGATGTGCGAGAGTGGTTTGTCCTTTCCGAGCCACAGGAAGGCATGGCTTTTCGTGTGTTCTGAGAAGCCGTGTCGGGCCTCGATGTCCTCCGCATCCGCGAAGAGAAGCGGGTGATGTTCCAGCATCCCGCACCATTCATACATCCGCTGGTAGAAGCACATGTAGCAGTTCGGACGCGAGCGCCACGCGAAGGTGCGGTCGAATATCCATTTCGGAATTTCTTGGATGATCCCTGCTTGATCGCCTAGTTGAGCGACGACCATATCATAGATCCGCTGCCAGAAGAATCCGGGCGGCATCAGGTCTCTCTCTTCGACCAGCCGATAGACGAGTGCGAGATTCACCCCCATTTCTTTTAGCGGGTATTTCACATGGATATTCTTGGTTTCCTGTGCGCCTGGTCGATCTTCGTCGGCGCGAATACCGATGTAGAGAGTGGCCTTATCTTTTCCGATGTAGTCGCGCATCGGGAAGATTTTTGCATACTTCGTGCAAAATCTGGTCATCGGCGATGGGAGTATTTTTTGCTCTTCGATGATCGTCCGTAGGCTCTTTCCTGATCGGATGATCTTGATTCCCATCACCTTTTCCACCTTGTCCATCCACTCATAGGTTTCTGGAAGCTCCATCTTAGTATCATTATAGATGTATTCGTAGTTTAGATCCGGTTCGCGTGCCGTCTGGACGATAGCCGTAGCGAGCGAGTCCTTGCCCGAGATTGGAATGATGTGGCGATCCGCCCCCAGCACAGAACAAGACATCGCTCCCATTACCTCACCGGCCAAATCGGCGGTCATGATTTCGTTTCCTCGGGCTTGGGTCTCATTTTTCGGAGCTTAGCGGCGAGGAATGCGCTCCTGGATTGGTCGCGGCGTAGCTTGTCCAGCTTGCCCCACAGATCCGGCGTCAGCGAAATGCTGGACGAGTCGACTGTCCGCCCATGGCCGGAGCCGGGGGGCCTTCCGGCTCCTGCTCGTTTTCCGCCTCGTGTCGGTTTCATGACTGGAAGTTTCCGGCGGCGAGTTGGCTGGCGCGGAGGTCGGCGAGTTGTTCGGCGGCGCGGAGGTTGGAGCGGAGTTTGGCGAGTTGTTCGGCGCGGGTGTCGGCGAGGAGGTCGGCGAGGATGTCGTCGAGGAGTTCGTCGCGGAGTTTGGCGATGAGGTCGTCGCGGAGGTCGGCGCGTAGGTCGGCGAGGAGTTCGTCGCGGATGCTGGCGAGTTGTTTGGCGCGGAGGTTGGCGAGTTGTTCGGCGGCGTGGAGGTCGGCGCGTAGGTCGGCTCGGAGGTCGGCGAGTTCTTCGTCGCGGTCGGCGGCGAGTTGTTCGGTGGTTGTCATTTGTTTGTTTGGTTGGTTTGGGAGGGGTTAGGGCTGGACGGGGTCGCTGGCGGCGGTGTAGGTGGCTGCTGTTTCCTCGGTGATGTGGCTGGCGCGGAGGTCGGCGAGTTGTGCGGCGGCGAGTTGTTCGGCGGCGTGGAGGGCGGCGCGGAGTTCGTCGCGGAGTTCGGCGCGGAGTTCGTCGCGGAGTTCGGCACGGAGGTCGGCGCGGGTGGCGGCGCGGAGGTCGGCGGCGAGGATGTCGTCGCGGAGGTCGGCGAGGAGGTCGGCGAGGAGGTCGTCGAGTTGTGCTGCGCGGGTGTCGGCGCGGGTGTCGGCGAGTTGTGCGGCGGCACGGAGGTCGGCGGCGAGGAGGTCGTCGAGGAGTTCGGCGGCGAGTTGTTCGGCGCGGATTTCGGCGCGGAGTTCGGCGAGTTGTTCGGCACGGGCGGCGGCGAGTTGTTCGGTGGTTGTCATTTGTTTGGTTGGTTGGTTGGTTGGTTTTGGAGATTAGTCGCGGACTTCTAGCGCGGCCTTGTAGCCGTCGCTGTTGCGGATGATGGCGAGGAGCGCATCGTCGATGCACTCTTTGGCCCCTGGGTTGATCCCGAGCCTCATGTAGTTGTCGGCAGGGATCTTGTCCCACTGTTTCTCGGACACGAGGACGCGGAGTTGATCCGCGTTAAGAGTTCCGCTGCTGTTGACTAGCGGGGTAGTGTTGTCTCGGGCCCAGAGGGTTCCGTCGGAGCGGAGGGTGATCCTCGGAATTCGGAGGGTTTGGGCGGGGCTGAGGATGGCGAGGATTTTGATGGTTGTCATTTTCTTGGTTGGCACCCAGAAACCCGCCCCCTTTCGAGGGGCGGGCGGGTGCGGGGGGGTGGCTTTAGGTGGCCAATGCGTCGCCTACTGTGCTTTATCCCATGTCACGCTCCACGCCGGGTCCGACATCTTACTGACGATCTCACCGCGGCCAATGGTGAGTTCGTGTTTCGGATACTCGGAGCGACCAATGCTGATCGTGTCGTCATGGTCGATTACGGCGAGGCCGGATCCTTGGATGTATCCGTTGCCGTCGATGAGCGTTGCTTTTTGGGTGAGGTATTTCATCAGGATTTTGGTGCCGGATTGGAGTGTGTTCGTTTTCATTTTATTGGCTGGTTACGTGCGAAGAATAGGCCCTATTTTGATTCCCGTCAACATCCTTTTTCAATGTTTCTCGTTTATTTTCCCGGCCCCCTTTCGAGGGGCGGGCGGGTGCGGGGGGGTGGCTTTAGGTGGCCAATGCGTCGCCTACTGTGCTTTATCCCATGTCACGCTCCACGCCGGGTCCGACATCTTACTGACGATCTCACCGCGGCCAATGGTGAGTTCGTGTTTCGGATACTCGGAGCGACCAATGCTGATCGTGTCGTCATGGTCGATTACGGCGAGGCCGGATCCTTGGATGTATCCGTTGCCGTCGATGAGCGTTGCTTTTTGGGTGAGGTATTTCATCAGGATTTTGGTGCCGGATTGGAGTGTGTTCGTTTTCATTTTATTGGCTGGTTACGTGCGAAGAATAGGCCCTATTTTGATTCCCGTCAACATCCTTTTTCAATGTTTCTCGTTTATTTTCCCGGCCCCCTTTCGAGGGGCGGGCGGGTGCGGGGGGGTGGCTTTAGGTGGCGGGGGGCCTGCAAATGGGTTCGGGATTGCGTCGCGGATATCGCGACACTGGGCCGCCTCTGCCGCCTCCCATGCCGACTCTGCCCCTGCCGCCCATGCCGACCATGCCGCCCCTGCCGCACGAGCCGCACGAGCCGCATCTGCCGCCGCTGCTGCCGCCGCTGCCGCCCATGCCGCCCATGCCGCCCATGCCGCCGCCGCCGCCCGTGCCGCCCATGTGGCATCTGCCGCCGAATCCGCCGCCGCAGATGCCACTCGTGCCGCCCTTGCCGTTTCGCCGTTCGGATTGTCGAGCCACGCTTTCGCGGCGGCCACAGCCTCTTGGGGCCGGGTGTCGGTGGCGGGGGGTGCCATTTTCATCGCCCCCTCGGCAAACGCGATGGCTAGGGTTACGGCCTCCGTCTTCGTCAGTGGTCTGTGTCGCTCCAATATCCATAAAAGCCAATCTGGATTTGTGCAGTTTTGCCAGACTTCGGACATGTGCCCGAAAGCCATGGCATATTTCCGGCCCTCTCGACAGGGGTTGTATTCTTCGCAGAATTGTGACGTTTTCATGAGGTCGTTTGGCTTGGGGTTGGTTCTGGGTCGGCGGATGCCATCGCTATTGCGTTAGGTGGAAAGTATGAGCCGAACCCGCGATATAAAATCTTCTTTCGTTTCGTAGTCCGTCGTGACCACTTCGCCGATTCGTTTGATCGTCTCCCACGCGGCGCACAAATCCGTTTGGTCGATCAATTTATGCCTATTTTCATAGGCATAGCTGTCGCAGGTGAAAAATACGCGCCGAGATGGCTGGCCTGATTCGGTGCGGCGCGACCCGCAAGCAGGGCACCTAACAAGAGATTGCAGACCGACATCTCCCCCGCTTGCTGTTTCGGAGCTAGGTTTTTGGTTCGTTTCGTCCATAATTTTCAGTTGGTTAAAGTCGGGAGATGCGGCTGAATCTAGGCGTTCGCTTTATTATTCCACGCTCTCAGCGCAGTCTTCCAAGATTGGAATCCCTTGCCGTCTTTCGTGGTGGCTGTCTTTTTGCACCGGGCGCACCGCACGTCGTAGCGGATGATTCCGTCCATGATGTTTAGCCGTGGGTGAAACTTGACGGCGGCGCGTGAACCGACCTTCCCGCCACACCCACAAGAAGAAAGCGAACCAGTCGGTGATGCCAATCCCAAGGGCGGCGATGTTGTTTGTGTATTCATGATCTTTTTCCGCCCTCGGGCTGGCATACCTCAGCGTTATCCAAAGAAAATGAAGATCCAAAAAACAACACCACCGGTAATCATCCCGCTCAGACACGGGCGCTCCGGATCGTAAGGTAGCCTTATGGAGAACAAAGTTAAACAACAGATCAGGCTGCTCAGGATGGTTGATGAATGCCCTCCGCATGGTTCCATCACCGCGACTAGGGAAGATCCTGACTGGCCATTCCTGATGAAGTGGCTTCGATCCGGCGCGCCTCCACATTTGACGTTCGCTGAAATATGATAGTCCAGGTCCCGATGGTTAAAAGCAGCGAGCGGCGAGCGGTGCGCTGGGGTATTCGACCCGTAATGCCATCCGTCGCCGAGGAGGTGAATCGAGCAGTCCCCATAGCGGCATCCAATGGTTTTGTCATCGACGACGTAGAAGTCCTCAATTCCTCTAGATTCCTCCCCGTGGGCGGCGACAATATCCGCGAACAAGTCGTGGATGGAGCAACTGCTGCCAGCGCCATCGTTTGTTTCTGTATTCATGATTTCTTTTCTCCCCCCCCTGATTGCGGCCAGGAGTGCGGGCTTCTCCGCAACGATAGCGCGGATTTCGTCGTCGTGGCTATCCGATCTGGACCAGACTGTCAGGGCTGCGTCGAGCCTGGCTTGCCAGTCCTTGTATATCGGGTTTTGTCTGATTTCGTCGTCGGTCATTGGTGTGGTCATTGGTTCGGTCATTGGTTCGGTCATTGGTTCGGTCATTGGTGGAAAGTTGTTGTCGGGCCGTGAAACTGGAGTCGGGCAAAACTGGTCGGGCCGTCGCGGTTTTTCGGAACCTTGACGACTCGGGGTTCGGTGTCCTCCCCATCAGATTCGTGATCGTGCGCCGTCCCGATCATGAGGATTGAGTCGGCGTCCTGCTCGATGCGGCCCGTCTCTTTGAGCATGGACAGGTCCAAGTCCTTGCCCAGCTTGCCCTCGGCGTCGCGGTTGAGTTGAGCGAGGATGACGAGACATATACCCAACTCGGACGCGAGGGGGCATAGGGTGTCGAGGGCGTTGTCCATGCGGAGCCTGACGTTGTCCTGCTCGGACCGGGAGGAGGACCGGATGAGTTGGAGGTAATCGATGACGATGAGCCTCGCCCCGTGGTCGCGGGCTGCCGTTCGGATCGCGGAGGCTACTTGGGGGGCGGTCGGCCCGTGCATTTTGCGGACGCGGATCGGCAGGCGCTCAACCCTCGCAACCGCCTTTTGGATGGCCTCCATGTCTCGGCGGGTGATGTTGCCCTTGCTTAGGTCGGAAACGTCGCCCGCGCCCTTGGATGCCGCCAGTCGGTTGGCGATCTTGTCCGCGCCTGATTCAATGCTGATAAATTGCCCCTGAGTCCCATCCTCGGCCGCTTTGGTGAGGAGTTGGAGCGCAAATGCGGTTTTGCCCATGCTGGGTCTCGCGGCCAGGAACGTTATTTCCCCGATTCCGAGGCCCCCGCCGAGCAGCGAGTTGAGATTGGCCCACGGGGTCGGGATGGTCTCATTGTTTTTGCCCTCGATGGACCGCTCCACGTTGTCCAAAAACCTCCGCATAAGCTCTTTTGCGTCATAATCCTCCGAATCTGAGGAAATTCCCTTTAAGGCGTCTGCTATGCCCGCAGCGAGGCGCGAAAGAATTTGCTCCTCTTGCCCCGCCGCCCCGTAAAGCTCTCCTATGGCGACTGATGCGCATTTAATGCCTACCCTGGCCAAGTGCCGCGACTTGACTATTCCGAGGTGGTGGCCGAAATAGGCGGCGGTCGGAGAGAATCGGTATATCTCGATCAGCGCAGAAGGCCCCCCGATGCCCTCCAACATCCCCAACTCCCGCAGGCGCTCCCCAAGCGAAACGATCTCGATGGGGAGTCCGTCCCGCCGCAAATCTTGGAGGATGCCGTAGAGGACGCCGTGGGCGGGGACGTAGAAATGGGCCTTGGTGATGCCCTCGGCGGCGGCTTTGTCGAGGTGTTCCGCCGCCTCACCCTGCATCATGGATGACAGGATGGACCTCTCGGGCTCTAGGGCGTTTGGGAGTTGGCGTGGCTCGGTCATAAATCAAAATCCCTCCTCGTTGCTGAGTTTGCGCCCCGTGGGGGCTGCTGGCTGGGTTGATCGGGCATGGGTTTTGGCCACGGTGTTCGGGCGCAGAAACCACTCAATGTCCGCAATCCATCCCCGCTCGTTCTTGCCCGAGTAGAATGGGTCGGTGATTGCGACCTTCAACGCCGCCTCCCAGCACTCCATCCATTCCTCGTCCTGAGTTCGGGCATTGAAGTTGCGCTTGCACCTTTTCGGGATGCCGCGCCGGAGCGCGGGGATGGGCGTCTTCTCGACGGCCTTGTTCCACGATTCAGAAAACTCCGCCTCAAATGCCCCCTTGGGGGGTAGGGGGGAATCGGAGTCGGAATCGGAGTCGGAGTCGGAGTCGGAGTCGGAGTCGGGAGCATCTGTTGGGGCTTGTTTGCAAATGTAAACCGATGTTTGCAAACGCTGACAAATTTCGGGAGGTGGATCAGGGTACCGGCTATGTCTCGCCCGCCCCTGCTCCCACTTGTGCATAGCCACAAACTCCTTACCCTCAACAGCATAGACTGACAGCAACCCGGCCATCTCACATTCGGAGAGGAGCCTTGTCACGTCCGCAGTGCTGACCTTTGAGATTTGGAGCGGGAACAGTTTGGCACGAAGTAGGCCGAGATGGGCCTCGATTCGGCCGAAATCGTCCACCCGATTGATGAGCCGCCGCCAAAACACTTCGGCCTGCCAAGACACCGAATTGACGGCATCTGACTCAATGGCTGACTCTCTGACGTATCGGTTAGGCATGGGGCGCGGTGTGGATGTTGAGCAACTCGGTGTTCGCGGCCCGCAACTTGTCCAGCTCCGCCTGCAACCTCTCCGCATGCTCCCAGATCGTCCCGTTGGGGTCGCGCAGCTCGGACTTGAGTTCGCGGTCGAGCTTCTCGAATCGGTCGCGCCATCGGTCGCGGTCGGCGGTCATGTCGTCGAATGCCTCCAGTTGGGATTTGCTCATGTTGTTCATGGGTTCGGTCACAGCAGCGTCAGTTGCGCCTTGGCGTTGGCGAGGTTTGCGCTCGCCTGATTGAAATAGGACTCTTTCAGCTCGCTACCAACGAATCGCCTATCCAGTTGCAGCGCCTTGTATCCCTCGCTGCCGATTCCCGCGAACGGGCTCCATACAAGGTCGCCGGGATTGCTCCACAGGACAACCGCCCGCTCGATAACGTCGAGCTGCAACGGGCAGATGTGCCGCTCGTCGGCGTGGTCCCTCGCACCATGCTTGTTAAGGACGTTGCCTTGGTCGATAGTCATCCAAACGGGGCTGGCCACTTCCTGCCAGAGATCGACGGGGTATTGATTCGGATCCTTGACGACGGGGCGGGGGTTGACCCCTGGCTTGCGGAAAACGAGCAGATAGTCCGCGCATCCCACTCGGCTGTCGCATGAGTCGGCCTTTAGCGTCTTGTAAAGCAAACCGTGCGCCTTGGTGCGCTGCATCTCGGTGACTGGTGATTTCCAAATGCAGATCCTCGAATGGAAAAGAAAGCCGTGATCCCAAAACATGCGGACGATCTCGCCGCTGAAATCCTGAAACTCAATCTTCCCATGCTTCCACTTCGTCGATAGCAGGTCAACGCAATGGACCGCCACCTCGCGGCCGGGAACCATCACGCGCTCAATCTCGGCTACGAGGATCCTGAAGTGTTCCTTGAACTCGTCCAAGTCGGAGCAGTTGCCCATGTCCTGCAGGTCATTCGAGTAGGTGAACAGGTCCGCGAACGGTGGCGAGAACACACAAAAGTCCGCGGACTCGTCGGGCATTTGTTGCGCTACTCGGACGCAATCGCCGTGGTGTAATTGCCATCCGTCTCCCTCTGCTGTGTTGATGTCTTTTTTCATAGTCAGTTCTTTCATGGTTGAATCCTTGAATGCCTCGGCGGCAATTTTCATCTTCTCTTGCATTTCTTTGTGTTGGTTGATCTTGCGTTTGACGGTCCTGAGAATCGCGCCCTCAGTGGACGCTTGGACGATGTAGGCGTTGACGGTTTTGGTTTGCCCGAATCGGTATGTGCGGCGGAGCGCCTGATAGAAGTCTTCGAATGAATAGGACAACCCAACGAATGCGACGTTGTGGCAGTGTTGCCAGTTCATACCATAGCCAAAGATCCCACTCTTGCTGATAAGGACTCGGATTGATCCGTCCACAAATCCATCTGCGGCGGACTCCTTTTGCTTATTGGTGTTGCTGCCCTTAATCTCCACGGCGTCGGGGATAGCCTTTGCCAGTTGCCCCGATTCGTCGTTGGTATTGCACCAGACAATCCAGCATTCATCCGATTCGTTGACGAGCTTTGCAACCTCCTCAACCCGTCGCGGGGAAGTCATCCGCATTTCCTTGTGCATGGTGGTCGCGGAAAGCGTGGAGTGTCGGAACAACTCCCCGCCTTGAGCGTCGGCAACCTCATCGACGTTTACGATGATGGTCTCCATGTTGAGCGGAGGGAGAATGTATCCGTCATCATCAAATCCGATGTCTGATGGTTTCCCGATACACGCTGCCCATGATGCCACCCATTTCCAGAATTCCATTTCCGCATGCTTTTTCACACGCCAATCGCCAGTGTTGAACGTGTCGTTAATAAAGAACGTCGCCAGCATTTGCGCGGGTGAGCAGACACCAAGGAAGTCGGCATGCTGCCCGAACTCGGTATAATCGTTGGGTGATGGCGTCGCGGTGCAGCATAGGCGGTAGGGGGTTTCCGCGAAGGTGTCGGTGAGCGTCTTTCGCATCTTGCCAGTGAAGTTTTTCAAGATGCTGGACTCGTCCAACGCAACTGCGGCGAACTGCGAGCAGTCGAATTTGTCAAGCTTCTCGTAGTTGGTGATCCATATCCCGACGCCAGTAATATCGTCGTTTGATTCTGCAACTTGGGCATTTATCCCGAACTTCTTTGACTCGTTCGCCGTCTGATGCGCGACGGAAAGCGGGGTGAGGATCAATGAACTCCTACCCGTATGTTGCACGCACTGATGCGCCCACTCAAGCTGCTGGATTGTCTTTCCAAGTCCGCAGTCCTCAAAGAGAGCTGCGCGGCCCTTGCGGATTGTCCACTCTGTGACGTGCGCCTGCCATCCGAACAATGGAGCGGTGATCGGGTATGGCTCAAATCCGTAGGACTGCGCCCGCTTTGTTTTTGCATTGATAAATGAATCGTATTCCGTCAATTTGGTGTCTTGTTTTGTCATAGTTAGGTTGGTTGATTGTTGATCGGTCTTTTTGCTCATGAACCCCAGATCCTTGCATAACAAGCCCCCGGATGAGACTCGGGGGGATCATCGCCGGGGCTTCTTGGTTGATCGCAGATCACGCCGCGCCCCGTCCTGCATGTATCGGTGCGGCGTCACGCTTCCGGCCCTAGGGGGCAGGGGGCAGGGGGCAGGGGGTCGAGGGTGGAGGGTTATTTCAAATCGCGGGGCTTTGCGGTCGATGGGGTTGGCTATGGCGGGATCTCCGATGAGATCCCATTCCTTGTCGTCAACCCCGAGGGCCAGGGCGATGCCGTCGAGGTAGGCTTTGCAGGCGGAGTGGATGTTGTCGATGTCCCATCGGGCGGCGGTGTGGGCGAGGATCGAATAGCCACGCCAGGGTCGGCAACGGTCGGCAACGGGGACGGCGAGGGTGAGGATGCGGGACAATTCCTTGGCCGTCTTAGCGGCTTTGTGCTTTGCTGCCCAGTGGCCATGCCCAAAGTTGGCCCGGAGCGCTTTAACGGGGACGGGGAGGGTGATGGTCATGCGGGGGACTGGTCGGGGAAATTGATTTGACGTCCTCCTCGATGTTTTGAGGCGGCAAGGGATGCCCTAACAGAGCACAGAGCGTGGTTGCAATTAAGCGCCTCGCAATCGGGGTCGGCGCAGGCCCCCAGGTCCGCAAGAGCGGCCTCGGATTTTTCCAGCGCCTCCACCAACTGATCCCACGTCTCGCGGGACACGCTCACGCTAACTCTCTCGTCGTCGCCGTTTGACAAAACCGGGGAGGTGGAGATTTCGCGGAGGAGGCCTTCGGTCTCGCTCATGCCTCCACCTCCTTGGGGAGCGCAAACACCCCGTTTTTGATTCGGCGGATCAGCCCGCGCTTTATCATGCGGCCGAGGACTCGCCCGACAGTGCGGCGATTCCATAAGTTGTCCGACATGCAAAGCACTTGGGCCGATTGGCTCAGTCCGATCTGTTGCGGATCGTTCGCCTTGATGGCGCGGATGATCGCGCCCGATTTTTTGTCCAGGTGTTTCATGGTCATATTAGTAGGGCAGTGAATCGTTGTCGTCTTCCTCGGGAGGCGCTGCGGCCGGGGCTTGATCTCGCGGCGTCCTCGATGAGAACTCCCGCCCGTCCTTGTCCTCGATCCGCCATCCCGTGATGTTGCAGTAGTATTTCCCGTTGTATTCGTTGCCGCGAATGTCGGCATCCACGCGGACCCAATCGCCAACGCTCAAGGCGTCAAGCGTCTTGGTGCGGTCCTTCACGAACTCGACGGGGATTGTCTGTGGATACTTTTCCTCGTCGGTTTTCACCACGAGCAGGCGCTTAACGAACCCGCTGGCAAATTCCTGCAACTCCCCGATCACGATCACGGTTCCCTCTATTGTCGTCTTGTTTGGTTTCTCGCTCATATTGATTTCCCTTCTGCTGCTTTTCTCATCGCCGCGATCAAACTGACCGCCTCTGTCTTCATCAAAGCCTCCACCGAATCGGTCCTGTTGTTAGAGTGCCGCAACGCGGTGGCCTTCATCTTGTTCTCGTCGGCATCAAGGATTCCTCTCAGGTTTTCGATCTCCTTGGATTGGGTGGGGGTCAAAGCCGTTAACGAGTCCTTGTCCCGCCTCTTGCTGTCGGCAATCTCGCTCGCGGCGTTGCCGTCGTCATCTTCAGGCGCGGCACCAGCAAATGCGAGGACGGCATACTTGCGTCCGTAGGTAATCATGGACCCCAACTCTTGCCCCCCTTGCTTGGACAGAGGGAGAGGGCAAGTCATCTCCATCCATTGGCCGGACTTGTGGAGGAGCCTAGTGGTCAGTCCGAGGCTGTTATCGGCGAGGCTGTCGCCCCCTTGCACAAAGATCAAATCTTGCGCCCTAAATGCGGGGATGACGGCCTTGTGGACCGATATCAGCGTCGCATATTTGGTTTTGAGGAACGCGTTGTCAGTGTCTTTGATGACTGGCTCCAAGTTGGTTTGCGCCGCGATGAGGGCGGGCGTTATCTTGTCGATTTCTTGCGATGTTTTCATTCTGTTAGATTCCCCTGTTTCTTCGCCTGAGTCGCGCCGTCGATCAGCTTGGCGGCGAGGGCGAGGCCGGAGACGACCCCTTTGTCGAATCCGATGCCCCATCCGGTACCGGCGATGCGATCATCAAACTCCCTGATGTTATTCTCGATGGCCTCCCGCGCTAGGGCGATGCGGTCGCGTAGTTCTGAGCCGGTCATGGTTGTTCGTGTTTCAGAAAGTCCATCGTGTCCTCGGCCTCGCAAGCCGCCTTCTCCGCCTGCTCCTCGGGGGTCGGCTCGTCGTGGTCAAACATGCACCCAGGACCGTAAGTGTATAAATACTCGGGCCATCCGGCCTGTATCGCTTGTAGGTTGATGCTGTCGGCTAAAGGGATTAACTCGCCAAGCTTTCGAACAAATGTGCCTCCGTGGTCCTGCATTCGATTCGCCGTTTTTATTAATTCGTCTCTGGTCATGGTTTTAAGATTCTTTTTCCTCCCGCATCGCCTTGTCTCCCGCATCCTCCCGCGCCTGCTCTGCCGCGCAAGTCGGGCATATGCCATCCTCGGTGAAGCCTGCTGACTCCAAGGCTCGGTCCTCGATCTCCTCCATGTCGGTGTCTTCGACCGCGACTCGCTCATGGAGCGAGCAAAACGAGGCGGTGCATCCGACAACCAATTCGGCGGAGAGGATTCTGAGGATGGGGCTGGGGATCATGGCTTATGGGCTTTATGTATGCGTTTATTTTAGTTCAGCGGTTGTGCTGCCGTCATTCTCGCGTTCAACTCCCGCGACTCCCGCCGCTCGCGGAGCAGAATCGCCGCCATAGCGATTCGATTTAGGGCGGTTGCATTCGTGGCCCCAGCCAAGTCTCTGATGGACTGCCGAAGCTCCTCGTCGGATGCGCGGAGATATTGCTGATATGGACCCATCGCGGGGCCGAGGAGATTTTTCATAGCCTGGTTTCTGATGTGGCTTTTAAGTCGCGGGTTGCAAGGCGAGCAGCGTCAACCGCGCTGCTCGCCCTGCTGCCCATGACCGCCGCGCACACACCCAATATGGCGGCGGGGATGAGAACTAGTAGAGAGGATGGGATGTGCCAGAGGAACGCGAATTGTGCGCCCATGCAGGCGGCGAAAACTATCCCGTTGGCGATGGCGACTCGCAGCGCCTCGGATCGCTGGGCGCGGAGTAGCTGGCGAAGTTGGGGGGCGCTCATTTCGCCGCCCTCTTTTCCGCCAGCCGAATGTAGTGCTCAAGCGCCTCCCGAACAAAGTCGGTGCGCGTTACCCGTGCCTTGCGGGCAAGGCGCTCGATCTTCCGCGACTCTTCGGGCCGGAGCCTGATGGTGATGCGGGCGGTTTGTATTTGCTGCCTCATGTCCGCCGCTTGTAATACGCGGTGTCGGACATGGCAACAATAAATTACATCGAAAAATCATTTTCTTTTTTCGCGTCTGACACTCAATGAGTTACGGGAGAACGGCAAGAAGGGCGGGAGGCCGAGGAAGGCAGTCAAAAAGGAGGGCGGGAAATGAGCAGTAGAGGAATCCTTGACAACTCCCAGCGATTCTGAGAGCTTCCCCCCGTTCGCGGATGGCGCAAGCCAGTAAGCCCCAATTCGAGATTTCGGCTCGGATTTGGGGCTTTTTCGTTCGAGG